AAATGATACCATTGCTATTCCTTAAATCCTTATTTATCAGGGGCTCCCACCGTCTATTACGCAGTAACTTAGTGAAATGGGATTGGAAGAATTACTTCCATTTAAACTAGTTAATCCTGTTAGATTTTTGCTACTATCAACAACTAATGCTCTACTTGCTGATGCTGTTCCTGCTGTTACTCCAGAAAGATAAGTAAGTTCGGCTAATGTTGCTTTAGTTGAAGCATCAGAAATATTGTTCCAAGTATGAGAGTGTCCAGTTAAAGAAACTCCTGTAGTATCTATATACATAAAGTCAGATACTGAGTCATATGTTAAAGCAATTCCTGTTCTTCCAACTACCTGTGTTGTTGCTATATTTCCCAAGTCTGTAATCAAAGAGCTTGGAATACCAGTAATACTAATGGTTTGAACTCCAGCACTATTCACTATACCAATACCACTATTTCCTACTAAACTTTTAACATTTAATAATCCACTAACTGAACTATTGAAATTAGTAATATTTGAAGTTGATAGATTAATACTAGTTAAACTTGACCAAGCTGTAGAGCCGTCTCCTATTTTTAGAGTCTTAGTTGTAACATCATATCCTGGTTCTCCACTGGATAAAACCGGATTAGCACTAGTCCAATCTGTTGATGTTCCTTTTCTAATCTGTATATTAGTAATTCTACTCATTAAATAATCCTAATTAAAATAAAACTCAGGGTGTTCCACCGTCAATTGATGATATAGTAATATTGGCTGTCCCATCAAAACTAGTCCCGTTGATTGTACGGGCAGTTTGAAGTGCAGTTGCACTACTAGAATTACCAGTTAAAGCTCCAGTAAAAGATGTGCTAGTGACCGAAGATAGTCCAGCTAAAGTTGTAGCAGATGCTCCTAAAGAGATAGCTGTTGATCCAACAGTAACCGAACTATTAGCTAATTGAGCATTGTCAACACCAGCAGTTTTAATAACCACATTACCAGCAGTAACCAAAAAATCTCCAACATCAAAAGTGGCAATACCTTTTGTTGAAGAAGTAGCATCAACAACATTAATTGCGCCACTAACTACTCCAATCACTCTTCCATAAGCATCTACTCCCACACTCTGAATAAAAGAAGAACTGGCAGAACCTGTAGTATTAGTTTGAGATACTGTAGCAAGGTCTATGTTATCGGTGTTTACTACAATTCTATTTGAACTTGCTGTTCCAACATCTAATGTAGATCCAGTCTTAGTAAGACCAGCACCACCAAGTACTTGGCCAGCACCACTAAATTGAGAAAAGGATAGTAGTGTTGTCCCTAAAACAATAGAATCATTAGTTGTTAATACCCATCCAGAATCTGAGTTAGTTGTTCCTTCGGCTACGAAGGTAAACATACCAGCAGTAATTTTAGCACTAGTATCGGCATCGGTGTCTCGTGACCATGTACTGGCTGCTACTACATAGATACCATTAAAACTGGCTGTTGTTTGGTCTTTAACTAAAACCCTATCCCCAACAGATAATGCAACTCCGTCTATTGTTTGGGTTCCGCTCAAAGTAATATCGGCAGTAGTAGCAACCCTAACACTTTGCTTAACATCTAATCCTTGTTTAAGAGCATCAACATAAGCTTTAGTTGCAGCATCAGAATCGCTTGTAGGAGTAGCAAGGTTGGTAATTTTTTGATTGTTTAAAGAAACAGAAGAGGTTGGAACAGCTAATTGGTCGAGTGTGTTGGTTCTTACTGCTGTATTAAAGTCTGTGATATTAGAAGCTGTATGAGTATGTCCGGGTAAACTGACTCCTGTAACAGCAACCGATAAAGAATTACCAGCATCGTTATATGTCAATTGAACATTTGATCCGGCAGACAATAAAGCGAATACTCGGTCATCAACAGCTTCGCTAAAGTCTGTAACTAAACTAGAATCAATAGTAGGGTTACTAACACTAATAGTATAAGTACCACCACTATATCCTAATACAATACCACTACCAGCACTTAAGGGACTTGATAAAGTAAGAGTATTAGATGAATCATTATATGACTTAACAATACCAGTACCAGCAACTACTAAAGCATCTACTCTATCATCAATGCTTTCGTTTAGTTCTGATGGAAGAACAGCAGCATAAGGCAAAGATGACCATAATGTTGAGCCATCACCCACCTTAAATCTGCCTGTGTCAGTTTCATAACCAACTTCTCCGGCATAGAGAACTTGACTAGTCCATTGAAATGATCCAACTCCTGCTGTTCCTCTTCTGAGTTGTATTCTGGTTAGTGCTGGCATGTTTATAGACCTTCATTTAAAAGTTATGGTGTACCACAGTCAAAAGTATATTGGTTTAAATAATTACTAAGTCCAGAGATTCTATATACTGATAAGTCGCCAATAATTTTATTCATAGGATATGTATCTGGTAAGTCGCTTGGAAGTATCTTTTCAGTATTAAGAATATCTACACTATAAATTTCGTATCTTTCTATATCAATATTATTTACATTATCTATATAGCTAGTTTCAATTTCAATAATACTAGCGTCTGTGTCTGTAATTTCAACTATAAATTCACTCATATTGTACAATTCAATATATTAGAGGATTGACTAAATCGTTTAACAATAGAGACTGTTCCAAAAAGAATACGAGTTAGATATTTACCTCCTCCATTAGCATATAGTTCATCTGGAGATTGTAATTCTACATCATATTTAGCCGTATTAAAAGAGAATCCATTAGTTGTAGAAGCAGGCATGAGTAGAGTAAGTTTACCATTTACTGCATCTATAGTGAATTTGTATAAACTATAGTCTGTATTATGCGAATTAAAGGTTTGCACTGTACTTAGATTAGTTTTCCATATTAATCTAGCACACCATCCAGTTAAATTAATGGGATTACCATTTGAGTCTTTATAGATAAAAGATATTCTAAAAGAGGTTCCTTGTTCTATAGCAAAGTCGTATTTACCTGCTGCCATGTTTTAGGCCCTTAAGATTTTATGGTTGGCCAACTATAATTAAGTCTGGGATACCTATCATATAGATACACCTTAACCTTAAAGTATACTAGAGATATAAAAAAAGAAGGGCCAGTAATTGCTTACTGGACCCTTCTGATTTTGAGATTTCTGTCGGATAAGATCAGACAGCGCCTAGGATAACTCTGCGGTTGTCTAGAACAGCAAAGCCTTGCTCGGCCCAGCCGTAGAAGCCAGCTCTCTTTTGACGATGTAGTGTATCGTCTTCAAAGACCTGTACTTGCTCACGAACTGGCATAATGAAACTGTCTCTCTTGCGTAGGTCGAGACCTACAACAAGCTCACTCTTACTACCGGGTAGACTGCCACTAAGAGTACTACTATAGAATAGTTGGTATTCTTGACCTTCGCCTAGTTCGTCAAGATCATGAAGATTGATACTGAAGACACGGTTTAGTGTGCCATCAGCAGCTGTATAGATCTCTCTGCGAGTCACTTCATCAACTTGATCGATACCCCAACTGCGGATATCTTCCATTGACTCTGGTGAAACATAAAGATCTGTTAGCAACCCACGATTGTTAGAAGAACTGTTACCGCCGCCGTTACGACGCATAACTGTCTTCATTAGACTTACTAGACGCTTTGTGAATAGACCGGCTGAAGCATCGCTGTCATAAACAACAATGTTACGGTCAACACCAGCGGCTAGCAATGTGTGCCAACCATCATCATTCATCTTCTTAACAAATGAACCTTCGAGCACTTCCATTGCACGACCAACAACGTCCCAACGAGCATCACGAGCATACTTTAGGAGGTAGTCGATTGAAGCACCGATGTCATAGGTTGGAACCATGACGTAATCGCCTTCAACGTGACGCTCTGGAATATATCCGTGATTAGGAACGGTGTAGGCAACGAAGTCTTTTTCGGTGCCAGGAGCAAGGAAATCAAGTGGAAACTCTGGAGTGGCACTTTGAGCAAGTTGAATTGGCTCGAAGATACCGTCTAGGATATCACCACTTAGTAGACCTTGTCTTAGTGGTAGCTCTAGAGCTTTTGCAAACTCTGAGTTAGCAGCTAAGGCTACTTCTCTATTTGGTGAACCGGAACGAACGAGAAGATCTGTTAGTTCTGGTGTTGGTTTGAATGCTTTTGTGTTAACTGACATTTTTTTCTCCCTTGTTAAAGCTTAAGCAATGTTAACTGATAATTTGACATAACCATCAGAATCTTTTGACCCCAAGAAGGTGCCAATTTTCACACTATTAGTACTTGATGTGCCAATGAGGCCACTAGCACCAACATAGGCATCGACACCAGCAGCAGGAGTAATAGCAGCAACTAACATGTTAGTTGTTACCTGACCCTGACGAAGTAGGGAGACCTTGCCGCCCAATTGTACTTCATCTTTGTGCCAGTTGATGTGCTGTCTTGTTAGATCAAGATTCACAACGTCATTGAGTAGGATACCGAGAGGCTTTGAACCACTTACTGTGGCAGCATAAGCAACAACAGCATTGGCATCATCCATAGCAACGCCGGAACCACTTGTTACAGCAGAAGCCACGCCGCCTCTTTCACTAACTGCGTTAGAGAAAAAAGAAATATCTGTTAAGAGTTCGATACGATCTGGTTTAAGAGCCATTGTTATTCTCCCTTGTTAAGTTTTTTACCTAGTCTAGCACAAACAAATTCAATTAATTCAGCGCGAGTGGTGTCAACTGGTGATGTTTCACTACTAACACTGAGATTTACAGTCTCTTCAACTTCAACTGTGTCAAGAGCAGATGCGTCTACTGTATCTTCGGAAGCTTTCTTCTTTTCCTTAGTGTTAGTATCTTCATCTTCTTTTTTATCTTTTGAAGTTTTATCATCTTTCTTAATCTTTTCCAACCATGGTGGCATTTTGCCAGCAAATAAACTAGTCATGGCTTCAAAAGCATCATCATTAAGATTATCAAATTTTTCAACTGTAGCTTCTGCTGATTCAGCATCAAAACCACAATCAAGTAAAGAAGCTTTTCTCTTCATCTTCTTTTCTTTCTTGGCCATTTCTTCTTCAAGCATCTTATAGCCAGCAATAACTTCATTAGCTGCTTCTAAAGCTGCCTTAAGACTCTTGTTCTCTTTGTCTTTCATCTCTTCGTCTTCTTTAACCTTAAGCTTCTTAGCTGCTTCTGTCTCTTCTTCTTCTTCTTTTTCTTTCATCTTCTTGGCCATAGCTTCATTGATAGCCTTGAGAGCTTCAACTTCAGCTGTAAGAGAAGCAACTAGCTCTTCTGTTGTGCTAACTGTTTCGGATTCTGTTGTTGTATTTTCTGTTGAAGCTTCTACGATAGCCTCTGGTGCAGATTCAGTGGCGACAACAGCTTCAGTAACTGTTTCGACCTTTTCGGTTGTTTCTGCTACGGTATTGTCTGAACTCATAATATTATTCTCCACTTTAGAGGTTAACTGATTGTTAGATACACCTGCTATTGATAAATTGTTACTTTTTTTAGTAAACAAGTCATCAATTATGTTTTTGTTAAAAATAATACTTTCTGGATTAGCTGGTTTTTCAACATAACCTTTGCCAGAAAATGTGATATTTCTTAGTACTCTTCCTATCTTATAATTATCATGTTCACCTAATCCACCATAAGCTCTTAAATATTTTGTTAAATATGCAGTGTTCTCATTACGAGCTAAAGTTTTATATGTTCCAGTAGACTTGTCTAGTAAACCATAATCAAATCCCTTAAAGAAACACTCCATACTAACAAACTTATTACCAGACTCTATTTCTGCAATAAGCTTATCTGATCTCTCTTTAAGATCTGGACTAGTAAAAGCTCTATAAATTACTGACCCAGTTAAAATATGATATTTTTCTGGAAGATTCTCTATTGGGGTATCTGGGGATATGAGAATACCATCTTCGGTAATTGGCCAATTGCTGGTAATATGACCGATAATTAAATTCTCGTCATGCTCTAGATTTGTGGGCTTATCTTCTGGGGTATTTCTGGCCATCCATACTTCATCCTTATCGAAAATATCATCGTTCTTATTCCACGAAGAAGTGACTAAGATAGACTGAACATAATATAGATCAGAATCTTCAATGGATGCTAAACTCTTAAATTTCTTGATTTGGGATTTATTTGAGTTACATGGCTCTGCTATGGAAGCATAAGAAATTGATGCAGATGAGGATATTTTAACTTCTAGACCATCTTCGCGTTCTGCTGTAAATATTTGCATTATTTATACCTCTTTTTCTATAGAAGAATACACCATAGAATAAAACGAAGCTTTGGCCTGTTTGTGTTCGTCAACAGATAGATCTTTATTTAAATCAGCCTTAAGTTCTTTAAGCCATACACTATAGGCTATTATTGTTTCATTTTTATCAAACTGACTAAGATTACCGAGTATATCAATAATTTTATCTGAGGCGATTGTGGACAGTGGGTCTAGGGTAAATAGAATTTTAGTTTTGATAAGGTCAATCTCTCTGGTCTCTTCGCTAGATAAACTTCTTAAGTTTTTCTTGTTATAAAACTCTAGCAGTATGGGGTTGATAATTTGACTAATCTTGTCTTGTGCTTCAGAAGCCCATAGTAAAAGTTTGGCACCGGTCTGGGGTTTGAAAACTTTGGTCTTCCTCTGTTCAGTATCTTTAGAATTTTTAGGTCTACCTTGGCCGGGCGATCCTGGCAAAGATTCAGGAGAATCTTTTGCCAACTTCGTTGAGGGTGCAGACGCAGGGGGTTGTTTCATTTCGAGTGCAGTTTTTTCGCCACTCTTTTTCTTCTCAAGTTCAAGTCCAACCTGACTAGGAGCTACTGAACCACCTTGTAATGCAATTTTCTTAAGAGCATTTTCCACTTGTGGATCAAACCAAGGACCAGCTTTCTTAACCATTCTCTTTCCTTCCCTATCTCTAGATTCTTTATTTAGTCTGGTCTTTTCCATATCTGGATCAAGACCAAATCTAGTCTGAATAAGTTCATCGGAAACAAGATTTCTATCTGCTAGTTGTACGAGTAAAGATTTCTCGGTATCTTCATTACTAAGATCCATTCTATCAAATTCTATTCTTGCTGGATATCTAAATCCCATAGCCTTTTGTACTAAAGCAATTTCTTGTTCCCAGAAATCTATTAATACATCTCTACCATACTGTAGTCTTTGAGTTAATGTCTTTAGTGAAATAAAGTTATTAGTAGTTCCAGCTGCTCCAAAGGTCCCGGTAAGAGTTGGAGGAATACCAAGACCAGCATACACACTATTCATGTGAGGAATATATTTACCTTCACCCAAGAACTGATGTACTGCTGTTTTAGATTCTAGTAGTTCAATGTCTGGTCCCCAAACAAGATCCATTGTACCACCACCAACATTATTTCCTAGGATTTGTGCTAGTTTAGCGGTTGCTGCTTTGGTAGGAGCAATTTTATGTTCTAAACTACCTAGTTTAAAAATACGAATATTAGAAATAGCACCATCAAGAGCAGCCATATCTGCTAGCTTTAGTTTTTCAATAACATTAATATCATCCATAATTGCATAAACCATTGGAAAAGCCCAAGACTGCCAATCATCTTTCTTATAATGATATACAAGAGTTTTATTAATATCTAGAGGATATGGTAATCTACTTTTTGCTGCTGCTATAATTTGAGGAGGAAGACCAGCAACAACCTTTTTCTCTGCATCAGTCTTAGGATTATTAATTAGTTTTCTTAGGTGTGCTGGTAGTTGTAGCTCATAAGCCTTGCTAGATGTGAATGAGGATAATGCTCCAGCTGCAATATCTACCAAGAAAGGATCGATAAAAGTATAGACCCAAGGAATTTCTCTTTTCTCTAGTTGTACTTCAGATAAATCTTGTACTTGTAGATCTGGAGAAGCAATAGAGTTATATAGCTTATCTGCAACCTTAAGACTTAGTTTGCCAGTTTGTCTATTGATAACAACATTACCACTCTTATATAGATTATTTAAAAATCTCTCGCTACGATCCTTTCCTCTAATCTTTTTAAACCATTGTCTATAAAATCTTTCTATTCTTTTATTTTTATGAACTA